GCGACCCCCGCGATCACCTCGATCGCGTCAGCGGGTACCGATGGAAAGTTCGTCGCTGATGATGCGGGCTTCTACGGATACAAGGTCGTCGCAGTAAGTAACGACGGATTCAGCGCGCCGATTAATACGGCCGCTGTAGAGGTGGCACTTTCTGAAAAGGTCACACTCACGATCACCGACCAAAGCGACGCAGTTTTCTATAAGATCTATCGCTCCGACAAGGCGACCACGGCGGGCGCTGTAGACTTCGGATCGTGTCGACTTATCGGCGAGATCGCTAACGCGTCGGGCGCGGTTACCGCGTTTATCGATGACAACAGCGTGATCCCGAACTCAAGCAAGATCGTATTTGTTCAACACGATCCGACTGTTCTCGAGTTCGTTCGTTTACTCGACTTCTTCCGTCGTCCGCTCGCAGAGGTCGCGACCTCTAAGCCGTTCTTACTCATGCTCTTCGGCTCACCCGTCGTTAAAGTTCCGAGTAAAATGTTCGTGCTACAGAACGCGGGCGTAACTGCAACGACCTCGATGCTCGACACCATCGCGTAATATATGCGTTGGCAGCACGACACACTTCGCGCGTGTACGCTTGACGTCGGCTCTGGTCGAGGTGCGATCAAGGTCGACGTTGACGGCTTCGTCGTCGAGTTGAACGATTACGCGGAGCATGCTCTCGCACAATGGGCCGACGCGATCGGTTTTAAACGTGTAGAGGACGCACCGAGCGCCGCACCGCGACGCCAACGCAAGCGCAAGCGCGCAGAGTAAAGAGACAGAGTGGAGGTCGATCAATGGGTATCTATACACAGATCACGGCGCAGTTTTTAAAACAAACGACGCTGCTCGGGATCGACCTCACACTCGACGACGGCTCGGATTATCCCGAGCTCATATACAACCAATCTATAGAGGCGGCGATACGGCACGTCGAGAGCGATCTCGGAATAAACGTCGAGCCGTTCAAAGTCACACAAGAGCGACACGACGCCGAGCGTCACGGGCGCTTTTCGTATTGGCCGTTTCGCCTCGACGCGCGCCCCGTGATCTCGTTTGAGGCCGTCCGTATACGGTTCGGCTCGTATCAGCCCGTCGAGATCCCGACGAGTTGGATCACGCCGACGAGCACGACACACGGGCAAATCCACCTAATACCGAGCGAGGAGTCACTCGGCTCGTATTTCTTCCGCGCGGGCGTTCCGCTGATGGGAGGCTACGGAATCCACCACCAACGCGACTTCATCCCGTCTTACTTTGAGTTCGATTATACGGCGGGCTTCGATGAGCGTGTAGGAACTGCGACAATACTCGCGGGCGAGACATCGGTCGATGTCCCGCTCGAGTCGCGTGTGCTCTTGTCGTACCTGGTCTCCACGGATCAAGCGAGCGTGAGAGTGTCGGGGCGTGGTAACTCAGGCTTTACGCTGAGCGTAACGAACGCGCCCACCGAGGATCTCGTGATCGCTTGGACGCTCGACACGCTCCCCGCAGACCTCAAGCAAGCCGTCGCAATCAAGGCGGCGACGCTGTTACTATTACACGTCGCGGGCGATCTTATCCTCGGCGCGGGTATCGCGTCCCAGTCCGTGAGCGTAGACTCGCTCTCGACATCGATCGACACGACCTCGTCGGCTATGTACTCAGGGTATTCGGCGCGCGCCGAGAACCTCGACAAGCAGTACAAGCAACTTATGTCGGGGCTTCGATCTCAATATCGCGTCACTCAGTTTGGAGTGATCTGATGTCGACGTTCCCCTCGCGTGAGCCGACCAAGTTACGACCCCGCGTAGACTTCGACCCCGAGCGTTTTCGTAAACTCGTTTTTACGAAGGGCGTCGATTTAGAGTGGGAGCAGTGCGCGGAGTGTCCTTGTTCGCGCAACTCGAGCGACTTCGAGCTCACGCTCGACTACTCCTCGAACTCTGCGACGACAGGCGAGTCGCGCCCCGATTGTGAGCTCTGCGACGGGCGCGGTTACTTTTGGCACTCGGCGCAGCCGATCCGCGCCGTACTTACGTCGGGTTCGTCGAAGACGGACGCGTTCGCGATTTACGGCGAATATGGGCGCGGTATGGTCTCCGTGACGACACTACCCGAGCATCTCCCCGCGTACGGTGATCGCTTCACGGTGTTAAATAGTGTCATGGTGTACAGAGAGACACGCACACGATCCGCGAACGCGGTCGAGTCGCTACGTTACCCCGCACAAACGCGCACACTTGATCTCGCTACGGGCGAGACTGAGGCGCGTATTTTACGTCTTCAATATGCGGACGTGTCGGGCGTAAGCGTGGAGACAAACACACTCGTCGAGGGTGTGGACTTCGTCGTATCTAACGGCGCGCTCGATTTCTCACTAGGGGACGCGAGCGGCTCCGCACCCGTCGAGGGGATAAGATACAGTGTCTCGTATTTCGCGCGGCCTCGCTATTATGTCGCTAGTCACCCTCACACTCACCGCGACAGCACGAGGCGACGTAAACAGCCCGCCGAGACTCCGCTCATGTTGCCGATACAAGTCGAGTGCTCGCTCGAGTTCATGGGGGCGTAACGATGCCTCAAATTAGCGCAGACACAAGTCAGCTATTAGACGCGCTCGGCTTTTCAGACACCGAAGCGCGCAGACGCTCGCAGACGCTCGCCGACCTCGTGCTCGCGGAGTGGGGCGCGGGCGCTCGAAGCAAGTTAAACACCACACGCGCGGCGTACTTGCGCTCGCTTCAAGTGCGGGACGTTACGCCGCGCGGCTTTGTTTGTGGCCTCCCCGCGTCTCCGGCGACCGCGATTATCGCGCACATGGTCGAGCAAGGTATGGGTAGTGGGGGAATCGGCACGACGGGCCCTTATGATGTACGTAAATATCTGCTTCGCTCATCGACGCGAAATATCCGACGCGCGCGCGACGGGAGCCTTTATCTAAATGTGCCTTTCGGTCAGCCCGCCAAAGATATAAAAGCGCAACACGGCGCACACATAGCAGCGGCGGCGCGGCGTCTAGTAGCCACGACCACCGACGCGAATCGAAACACGCGATACGGGGGGCGGCTCCCCGCGGGTCTCGTTCCCAAAATGCGCCCGCACCATGTGACCGACCCTCTCGCGGGTCTCGTTCGCCTCGGCTCAGCGTACTCTCGTCGCGGTGGAGGCGGCGCGCGAACACAGACGGGCGGATATAGGACTTGGAGACGTGCGAGTTACGCGAACACCGACCCCGACGCGTGGATGAGCTCGGGGATTGAAGCGCGTCGCATCATGGACGACGTCGCTCGCGCTATCCCCTCACTCTCCTCTCAGGTGTACTGATGTTACTAGACATACATTTAATCGAGACACTTAGCGCGGGCTTCTCGTTTTACCGCTCGCGTCAAGAAGAGTTCGGGGCGCTATTCGCGAGCGTGTCCGATTCCGTCTTGGCCGACTGGTTCGCGGAGTTCAACGCGCACTTCCCGACGTTCCGTACACGCAACGCGCGCGGGACTGATGCCGCGCCGATTATTGTCGTATCGCCGCTCTCTGAGCGTGTGACTCAAACCGTCCTCGGCGACTTCGACGGACGCGACGCACAAGGGCGCGGCGTAGATGCGTATCTAGTGCGTGAGACTGTGGATATCACGATCATCGCAAAGTCGCCCGATATGACTCGCGTGTATCATGTGCTCGTTAGAGCCTCGATAGCGATCGCGCGTCGCTCACTTCACCGCGCGGGATATCACCTCGTTGAGTATGGGGGCGCGGACGCGCTCGCGCCGAACGAAGATCTCGCCGCCGAAGAGGTCGGACTATTTATCAGACGCGTCACCGCGTCCGCAGACACCCGCGTCTCAATTATCATCCCCACGTCCGCAGAGTTTAGCGGCGCGGTGTACTCTGGCGACTCGCTCTCTGTACTCGCCGACGACCAAACCGACGCAAACGGAAACACGGGCGGCGTCAGTGTGATACACTCAACGGAAACATAGGAGAATCAAATGCCGTCATCGCTGAACCTCAACGGGTTACGTTTATTTCGCCCCGCAGTATACGCAGACGTCGACGCGTCCGCACTCGGTGGTCAATCACCGAGTACAGGAAACGTCTGTATCGTCGGCGCGTTCCCGCAATTTAAAAAGGATGAGGCGCTCGCGTTCACGAGCGCGTCGAACCTCGTCGCATATGACCCCACCGATCCCGAGCTCGCTTTACTCGGCAAGCTCGCTTTTTCGCCGTCTCTCGACGAGCGCATCCCCGCGGGCGTTGCGAGTCTCTCGTTTCTGAACGTCCAGAGTTCAACGCAAGCCGAGACGACGCTCCTCGACACGGACGGCGGAGACGCGTTACGCGTACAAAGTCTTGTGTATGGTGAGCGCGGAAACCGCGCAACGATCAAAGCCGAGAACGAGAACACGGATCAGCTCAAGGTAACAATCGCCCGCGACTCTCTTGAAGAAATCTACTCGGGTATCGAGAGCGGCGATCTAGGCTCTCTATACTACGGGGGCTCTCTCCTCTCTTCTGTGTCTCTCGGCGCTACTCGCACGAGTGTCGCGATCTCCTGGTCGCAGACGAGCGCGGCAATCGCGGCGGGTGTGCTGAGTGTGGACGTGTCCGACATGTCGATCTCTTCGGCGCTTACGTGCTCGCCTACAGAGAGCGACCACAACCAAGCGATAAGCGTTGTGATCGTGGGCGTAGACTCCGACGGCGTGGCGCAGACTGAGACGCTCACATATCTCTCAGGGACTACGACCGCACAAGACACGACTCACGAGTATTCCTCTATCACGTCGATCAGCGCGACCACAGACGACGCGACTTATACGGGCGCGCTAACGCTGAGCGCGTCGATTAGCTTTGACCCGAGCGCGTTCTCGGATTTACGGGAGCTCCTCGCCGCGATCCAAAATCTCTCGGGATTTGTCGCCGTATATGACGCGGCGCGCGCTTATCCCGCCGACGAAATCGACGCACATGTCTCGGCGAACATCGTCGGAGTGGGTAACAAGAGCATATTACGCGCGGACTTATACGAGGTAATTCAGGCACTTGCGCCGAGTCGTATCGTTAAAGTCACACGCGCGAGCGGTGGTACGAAGCGCGTCGCGCAGAGTGAAGGCGACGCAGCGGTGACACAACGCTTATCAGGGGGCGCGTCTTCTGCGGTCGCGTTGAGCGACTGGACGAGCGCGCTCGCGACGATCGAAGCGAGCGACGTGCAGATCGTCGTAGGGTGGACAACGGACATCGACCAACAAAAAGCACTAAAAGCGCATATCCCCCTCGCGGCTCGTGCGGGTCGTGAGCGTAACGTATGGCTCGGCTCAAGTGCATCGCAGACGCTCACCGCGCTCTCGTCGATCACGCGACAGCTTAACGACCGAAACATCGCGCTCGTTGGCCAGTCGATCAACGTCACGAAGCCAAGCGGAGAGCGCGCGACGCTCGAGCCCCGTTACCTCGCTCTCGTACTCGCAGCGATGCAAGCGGGATCACTCGTCGGGACACCGCTCACGCGTAAGCGTCCCGACGTAAACGGTATAAGCGGATCTTGGGACGCGAACAGAGACGCGGCGGAGGCGATTCGCGCGGGCGTTGTTTCGCTCTCTTTGGGCTCGTTGGGGCATCACGTCGAGAGAAGCGTGACGACATACCGTACCGATGATAATCCGATATTCTCGGAGGTCAGCGCGAACGAGTCCATCAACGCGTCGATCCGAACATTACGAGGCTCGCTAGATCGTCTCATAGGCTCCGCTAATAGCTCACTCACACCGAACCGCGTAACGTCGCTCGTTCAGGCGTCGCTAAATCGCCAAGTACAGGACGGCATAATCAAAGCGTTCCGAGATGTTGTGGTACAAGATGTCGGCGATACGCTCGTCGTCGGCTATACCGTCGCGGCGGTCGAGCCACTAAACTTTATTCGACTCGACGTATCCGTCCAAAGATTCTAAGGAGACCATCATGGGAGCACCCGTTTTTTCAGGCGCGCGCGCTAAACTTATTGTCGACGGTCAAGAGATCGGTTTCGCGACGGGCGTGAGCGCGTCCGAGTCTATCGCACACCAACGCGTCGACGTGTTAGGTAATATCGACTCTCAAGAGCTCGTCCCCGTTTCGCGCGTCGTGAGCGCCCAAGCGGATTTTGTACGCATCACGAACACGTCTGTACAAGAGCTCGGTATCATGCCTCGCGGTAACACTGCCGACGTGATCTCGTTCCCTGAGCTCACGCTCGAGGTATATGACCAAGTGGGCGACGTTCCCGTTTGGCGTATCGAGGGCGCGCGTTGTGAGTCTCGCTCGTGGCAAGTGCAAAGCGGTTCGATCGTGACTGTTAATTGTAGTTTCCAAGCGCGCCGACTATTCGATGAGCGAGGCGCGTAAATATGGATCTACGCGAGATCAAAGCACCAGAGCCCGCACCCGCCGCCGTACTCATCCCGCGTGAGGTGCGTTTAAATGTATCGTACGTCGCTCCCGATGGTACGCGACACGACGACGTCTTAATCTCACGCATCCCCGACGGAGACGGGCGCACCGCGATCGACCGCCGCGCCGCGATCCTCGCGGGGGTGACGTGGTCACAGCTTAGCGATTACGCACAAGCTAGATTCAGCGCGCTCGCGACGATCTCCGTGTACTTGATCGGGCTCCCCGACTGGGTGAATCAGTGGGCGCAAGAAGACGACGAGCTATTATTCTCGCTACGCGAGGAGGTGGAGCGCCACGCGCTCGCGTGGTTTCGCTCAGCTACGGGAGAGGGTGACGGAGACGCGACAGCGTCCCGAGTTCTCATTTCTGCAAGCGACGCACACACCCCCACGCGCTGACGCGTCCGACTCGGAGCGTCTCGAGTGGTGGTTACTCTCCCTAACTGACGAAGAATACGAGAGTCTACAAGTAGCGCCGAAAATAAACATACGAGACGACGCCCCGAGCGCGACGGGTGACAAGCTCGGCGACCAATGGGAGCGCGAGTTTTGGGCGTCGAGGGGCGAATAGATGAGCCAACAAAACCACAGCTCCGAGATTACCGTCACGATCGACGACTCGCAAGTACGTCAAGCGGCGGAACGATTATCGAGATCGCTCGGTAAAGTAGGCGAAGACGCGGCGAAAGCGTTCGACCAGGCGGACAGAGCAGCGAAGCGCGCCGCGCCCGTTGCCGCGCCCGTTGCCGCGCCCGTTGCCGCGCCTCCTCCGCCGTCGCGCGCTCCGCTAGACCGAGACGAACGCGGGCGTTTTATACCGCGTGGGGCGAAACCCCCCGCGCCGCGATTATCGGGGGGCCTCACCGCTCTTGAGCAGTTCGCGGGGGGCGACCCGAACTCGGCGCTAAATGACATGGGCGCGGCGGGGCGCGCTGTACAGGCGGCGGGGAGAGCTCGGGCTCTTGCGATCGCGAACGCGTATCGCCCGCCCCCGTCTCTAGGCGCGCGCGCGTTAGCGTTCGGCGGAACCGTCGCGGGGGCCGCGCCGTCTATGTTCACGTCAGGCGCGCAAGCGATCGCGAGCGGTGGCGCGGGTGACGCGTTTCGCGCGGGAGGCGCGGCGGCGGGCTCGTTGGCGGGTGCGTTCGGCCTATCCCGCATCGCGGGCGGGCTCCCGATCATCGGAGGTCTCGCGGGTGCGTTATTACAGCGACGAGGGCAGCGTATCGGCCAAGTATCCGCGCTTGAGCGACCACAAACAGAGCTCGCGCTTGGTGGTGCGGAGGGTGTTCGGGGGGCGCGTTCACGTTTCGCGCGCTTGGGTATCAGTGGCGCGGAGGGCGTCGGCTCACTTCGATCTTTCCAACGCGCTATCGGTGCGCGCTCTGAACTACTGGGGGCGGACTCGATAGGGTATACCGCCGACTTCCTCGCTCAAGCGTCGTTACGTGGGATCGACCCGAGCTCGATCGGCGCGTTTGTAGGCGGCGGCGCGCTCGGTGGTGGCGCGCGTGGGGGGACGTTCCAAAGCGCGGGGCGCGCGAATCAGGTACTCGGGGCCGCGACTTCGATCGGGCTCACGGGATCGGGGGCGACGCGCTTCTTAGCGGCGATCGCGCAG